GACGCGACCAACGTGGTCACTGGCCGGCGTGCGTTCCGGTATCAGATCGAGTTCGACAGCCTTGCCGACCTGACCATGTTTGCCGACAGCGTGCGGGAACTGGTGGACGCCGTGACCGGAGAGCGGAGGTGAGCGATGCCAAGACGCCGCTGGCTGACTTCGCTGCTGAGTTCCCGTTCTGTGCCGTGTGTTGGAACCGGGACACGCTGCACATCCACCACCTGCAACAGGGCGCAGCGAGGGTGCATGACCGGAGGAACCTGCTCCGGCTGTGCCGCTACTGCCATGAGGGGCTGCACTTCGGCGGCAAGGACGACCTCACGAAAGGGATGCTGCTCACGGCCAAGCGAGAAGTTGACGACGCCTACTACGACCCGTCGTTCTTGGCTTCGCTTCGGCACAAGCAGCATCTCGGCTACGACCCGCAGCGTTATCCGGTACGTGTCTTCGTGTTTCGCAGACGGAACGGAATCCCACAGGAGTTAGCCCGCATGGCCATCAACAGCAGGAACAAGGGGAAGAAGGGCGAGTTGGAGGCGGCGGCCGAATGGAATCGGCTCGTCCCCAAAGCCCATGCCCGGCGGAGCCAGCAGCACAGCGGCACGGAGTCGTCCAGCGACCTCATCAGTCCGGGCACTCCGCATCTCTGGCTGGAGGTGAAGCGGGTGCAGGCGTTGAACCTGACGGCCGTCATGGAAACGTCCCGCGAACAGTGCGGCGAATTGTGCCCGGTGGTGCTGCACCGCAAGAACGACAGCGAGTGGCTGGTGACGTTCCCGTTGGAGGACATCAAGCGGTTCGTGCAACAAGTGCAGGGAGGCATGTAATGCCGGAGAACCACAGTTTCTTGATTGCCGGCGTGCGGTGGCTGTGGCGGTATGCCCGCCTCAAAGGCAACGCCGCCGGCTGGGCCCAGTGGCCAGACCCCAAGAACCCGACGCTCGCCAAGAAGGTGCTGATTGACGAGCGGCTCAGTGGGCGTGCCCGCCTCGACACGGAGATTCACGAGTACCTGCATGCGGCCAACCCCACGCTCAGCGAGGAGCATGTCACGCAGCAGGGCAAGGAGTTGAGCAGGATTCTGTGGGCTCTCGGATACAGGATCAAGGAGGGGGCGTGAAGGTCCGCTTGGAGTGGTTTGAGATCAGCCGTGCCGCCCTCGTCGGTGTGTCTCGCAACGTCGAGGCACTGCGGAAGGGGTGCGTCAACCGGATGCCGATCAACGACGAGTGGTCGATCCACATTCTCGGCGCTCTTGGAGAGTGTGCGTTTGCGAAGGCCAGCAACCGGTACTGGAACGGGAGCGTGAACACGTTCAAGGCCGGAGGCGACGTGGGCGAGACGATTCAGGTCCGCACTCGTCGCGACCACAACTGGGACTTGATCGTCAGGAACGACGACAAGAGCGACGACGTGTACGTGCTGGTGACTGGCGGGCCGCAGGAGTTTGTGGTTCGCGGCTACGTCTCCGGATCAGACGCAAAGCAGGATTGTTTCAAGGCCGATCACGGCGGGCACGGCGAGGCGTTCTTCGTGCCGCAGGACAAGTTGAGGCCGATTGCTGAGTTGACTGACACGAAAGGACAGCCATGAATGCCACGACGATGCAGACGTTCACGGGCAAACTGGTGGACCTCTCCGCGTTCAACGAGGACCACGTCCGGTTGCCGGACATTGCCCACGCCCTGTCGATCATCAACCGGTTCACCGGACACTCCAAGTGCCCGTACTCTGTGGCCCAGCACAGCGTCCTCGTCAGCCGCCTGACGTTGCCAGAGAACGCGCTGTGGGGACTGTTGCATGACGCCAGCGAGGCATATCTGGGTGACGTAGCCACGCCGCTCAAGAGAATGCTGCCGGGCTACCGGGAACTGGAGGAGCAGGTGCAGCGCACCATCGCAAAGGTGTTCCGCCTCCAGTGGCCCATCCCGGAGGACGTACACGAGGCGGACAAGCGGGCGCTGCTGGCTGAGAAGCGTGACCTGCTGACGTGTGACCACGACTGGGGGATTGACGCTGAGGCTCATTGCGGGCCCGTCAATCCCTACAACTGGGTGCAGGCGAAGAAGTTGTTTGAGGACCGGTACAAGGAGTTGGTGCCATGAAGGAAACGCAAGGTGCTGGAGTGCGGTACGAGACGGGTGCGGTGCGGTCGTCGGATGCGGAGTTGACCCGCTACGACTTGATCTCTCCGGTTGGCTTGGCGGCTGTGGCTGCGGCGTGTGCAGAGGGTGCGGCCAAGTACGGGGACTTCAACTGGGAAAAGGGGATGCCTGCGAACGACCTGCTGAACCATGCCATCCGCCATCTGTATCTGTTTTTGGGCGGCGACCGGTCGGAGGATCATCTGGGCCACGCCGCATGGAATGTCATGGGCGCGATTCACTCTCTGGAGGTGTGGCCGCACCTCAATGAGGGGACGTTGCGAAGCGGCCACTATCAACCGCCGGAGAAGTAATGAGCGAAGTCGTAAAGGACTACGACGACGAGAACATCACGGACGATTGCGACGACGGGTGGAAGCGGTTTTGCAGCGAGGTGCTGATCCGTGCCAGTTATCACCTCCGTGACCTGTGCCGCCGGCTGCGCCTTCGGGGCTGGCGGCGGATGCTGCCAAACCGCCGGAAGGCAGGGGAGATACTGCGGCAGCAGGTGGCCGCCTACCGGTGGGTTTTTGAGGGGCAGGGCGGCGACTTCTCCTTCGACCGGACCTGCGAGGACGTAGGGCTGGACCCGTATTTGGTGCGGCAAAAACTACTGCGTCAATGCGACCCTCCGGAGGACATAAATCTGTTAGTCAGTGAGGTACTGCGTCAGGAGGTGTTGTATGCCGGCCGTGCCAAGCGTCGCAGAAAAGATCAAGTTGCTGGTGGAGTGGGCACCAGCATTGTCCCTGCTGTCCGTGATCTCCGCAGCCGAAACGCCACGAGATCGAGCCGCAGGGGCGCTCAAACTCATGCGGTTTGTCGCTACCAAAACGACCACCCAAGTGGACGACGACTTGGTTGAGCGGGTGGAGGCGTGCCTCCTGAGCCCGCAGGGCGACGAACTGTTCCGTTACGTGGTGGCTCTGGTCATGGCGATGGCGTCCGCAGAGGTGCCGGAGTGATGAGTACGGTGGCACTTGTCGGGTTTGCGGTGGCCGGTCTGGCGGCGGCGTACCCGTATCTGGCGCGGAAGGTCGGCACTTCCCTGCCGGCCGACACGATCCCGGACCGTGCTGGCTGGGTGAACCGGCTGTTCGTTCTGGCGGCGACGGCCGATGCGGCAAAGGAGCAGGACGTGTCTGATGCGGCTCGCGTTCTTATTGCCGCTCTGGTGGCGCCTAAGAGGGTGTAGCCATGCGTAATGTGCTTGTGGCGGTCGGCTTGCTGGCTGGCCTGCTGGGCGTCGGCGGCTCTTTCCTGCCGTCGCTGAAGAAGGTGGTTGTCGTCACGCCCGACGCCAATCCGTCCGGCGTGTTGGCTGGCGTAAGCAAGGCGGACGCCGCGTTGCTGCGGGAGTTCTACGCTGCGATGGCGGACGTGGTTGTCCGTGACGGCACGGCAAGGGAGCCGGTCTGCAAGACGGTGTTCGACCTGCGGAACCGCCACAAGTATGCCCTGTCGATGGCGTTCACGGGCACCGGAATTGTCGGCCGGCACGAGGGGCTGGGCGAGCGGCTGGACCAGTACCTTCTGGCCGCTGTCGGCGGCAAGGACTTGCCGCTCACGCCGGACCTGCGTGAGGCCGCTGCAAAGGCGTTCAAGGCGATCTAGGGGGGGCTGTATGCCGGAACTCTACGGCTCTCCAGAAGACATCGTTCGTGCCTACGAAGGCGGTCTGGTCGGCTCATACTGCGACCCGCGAGCGACTGAGCGGCTGCTGGCCAAGTTGCCGATGCCACTGTTTGGCAACACCCTTGCCGGCAGTGGCGAGGGGAAACTGGTTCTCGGGTACAAGGCGGTCGTGGCGTTTGAGAAGGCGTGTGGCCGCAAGCCGTACGACGAGACGCAAACCACAGGCGACTGCGTTTCGATGGCTGTTCGCGGAGGGGCGGACACCGCACGGGCGAACGACCCTGACCTGACCAGCACAGAGGACTGGGTGGACAGGACGGCGACCGAGCCGCTGTACGGGGCTCGTGGGCATGGGGGGCAGGGGGCCAGTTGCTCTGAGATCGTGGGCTGGGCCCACACGACGGGCGGCTTGATGCTGCGGAAGGACTACCCGGAACTGAACCTCGACCTGTCCAAGTACAACGCCTCGATTGGCATCCGCTGGGGGTCGCGAGGCGTGCCGGCCGCCGTGACGAGCGAGGCCAAGAAGCACCAGATAGGCACCATCAGTCTGGTGACGACGTGGCAGCAGGCCCGCGACTGTATTGCCAACGGCTATGGGCTGGTGTGCTGCTCCAATGTCGGGTTCCGGCACGTTCGCGGCAGTCGGGGCGAGAGCGTCCCGCAAGGGACGTGGCACCACGCGATGCAATGGCCTGCGGTGGACGCCACGTCAGCGGACACGACGTGGTTCTGCGTGCAGAACTCGTGGGGCTGGAACTGGATCAGCGGACCGCTCGTCCATGACCAGCCGGAGGGTTCGTTCTGGATCGACCATCGGGTAGCCCAGCGGATGATTTCGCAGGGCGGCACGTACGCCGTGTCGAACGTCAACGGGTTCCCAAAGCGGACGCTGAAGGACTGGGGAGCGAAGGAGATTCTGGGATGAAGATTTCCACTGTCACGGTGGCGGTGTGGCTGGCGTTTGCTCCGGCCGAGTCGCCGGCCCCCCAGCCCGCACCCGTGAAATGCTGCGGCAAGTGCGGCGGGACAGGCATGGTGCCGACTGGCGACGGTATCACCCGTGTCTGGTGCGAGTGCCCGAAGACGTGCCCGTGTGCGGAGAAGCGACCGAAGCCGGCGAGTGCCCAGTGCAAGGATGGGAAGTGCAATGCCCGATGACCTCCGCACCTACGTGCTGCGGCACATGCCGCTGGGTGCCCGCATGATCGGCCGGGAGCGGCTCGACTTCTTGATCGACCACGCCGTGCAGTCGTGGCCAAGCGGGGAGTTGATGGCCAGCCGGCCCGGCACGACTCGTTCCCGCCGGGCGTTGGCCGGAGCCGAGCGAGACGTGCGACTGGCGTTTGAGAAACGCTACGGGTTTTTCTGGACTCTTGTGCTTTCGGCCTTAGTATCAGCGGTGGTCCAGCACGTTTTCAAGTGGTGGCTGGAGCGTCATTCGCACCGGGAGCAGATGGAGACTTGGCGGAAGGGAGCCGCAAGATGAGTCGCATGGACGTGTACGAATTGGCGTTGAGGATGTTTGAGCGGTACGGGTTTGGCCTTGCGCTGGCCACCTTCCTGCTGTGGTTCGTCCGCGTGGACATCGTGCTGCCGATGGTGGAGGCCCACCAGACGTTCCTCAAGGAGATGAGTCAGACGCAGCGAGACATTTCGCAGGCCGTGCAGGAGCAGACCCGCCTGCTGTACGCCCTCCAGCCGCGTGAGACGAAGTAATGGGGATGAATGGACGGCTGCTGCGGCCACTGGCCACTGGGTTCACCCCGCGCAGCATCAGCGGCCTTGCCGCGTGGTGGGACGCCAGCGACGCCGCGTCGATCACTGCCGTGAGCGGTGCCGTCAGCCAGTGGAACGACAAAAGCGGCAACGGCGTGCACGCCACGCAGACGACGGCCAACAACAGGCCAGTGAACACGTCGCAGACGCTGAACGGACGCGCCGTCATGACGTTCGACGGCTCCAACGACATCATGTCGTTCACCGGCACGGCGCGAACCGACGAGACGCAATTTGTCGTCGTGCGCAACAACATGGTTGCGAGCGCGGTTTCCACCCAGCAGATAGTGGGGAGTGGGGCTTCCGGGTACGGGCTTGCGGCGACCATCAAAAACGATGGGAGTGTCAATAGTGATTTGTGGGCCTACTGCGGCGGCTTTGTTGTTGGCACCACGACAGCGAGGTATTCATTCTCGGCAAACAACCCGTTTGGGCCGGCGGTGGTCGCGGCCATTCGGTCGTCGGCGTCTGGCGGCATCCTGCGTACGGACGGTGTGCAGCGTGCTACCTGCACAACCAGCAACTCGTATGCGCTCGCCAGCATTGGTGGCGCTGGGGCGTCGTTCCCGCTGAACGGCTACATCGCGGAGATTGTGGTCTACTCGCGGGCCTTGTCTGTGGCGGAGGTGCAGCGAGTGGAGCGGTATCTCGGGGCCAAGTGGGGTATCACCCTTGCCCCGCAGGTTGCCAACGCCGACGCCCAAGACTGGGTAAATCGCGTCTACGCAAACGGCGGCACCGTCTCGTCCGCGACGGCAAATGCAGTCAACATGTTCTGCAACGCCATCGACGCAGCGGGGATTCGGGATCGGTTCTACAGGCTCAACCTGTTCTGTGGCACCGGCCTGCCGGCGTGCCTTGTTCCGCTCTATCGCGGGGCTTCGCTCGGCGGCACGCAATACGGAAACACCACCGACACCAACCAGAACTTTGTGGGCGGCGACTACAGCGAGTCGGGCGGGCTCACGTCAAACGCGGCAAGCACAAAAGCCCTTGCCACCGGCGTAATGCCAATGGAAAGCGGAAGCCCGCTGTTCAACTACGGTCACTACTTCGCGCATGTCATTGCCCTGCCGACAGCCCGGTCTTCCGTGATGGGCGTCCGAAAAGACCCCGCACCGGCTAATCGGCATGCGTTTCAGTTAGATAGCACTGGGCGGATTTGGGGTGATTGGTGCCATCAAAACAGGTTCAACGGCGTTGCGTCAGGAGTTTCCGCTGGCAAGACCATCATCTTACAGGCAGCGCAAGTAGCAAATGCGACACAGGTCTACGCTAGTGGCTCGCTTACTCTGACTGGGGCCATTGGTACATTCACGGGCACAGCAAGCCAGGGTGCCGCCATATTTGCCGCTCGCGGCGACTTTGGCTCGGGGTTTCAGACCTCCGATTTTTCAACGATGACCATTGGTGCCTACTCCATTGGTCTTGATTTCACCGCAGCCCAGGCGTTGGCGTACCACACTGCTTACGCTGCACTGGCAGCCGCCCTTGGCAGGACGATTGCATGACGCTCGCTGACCTCACGCTCCCGATTTCCTACGCCGACGCTCGCGGCTATGCGCTGGTGTTTACGGTGCAGTTGGCAGGCCGGCTAGGTGAACTGCACGCCCAGCACGGCTCGTCGAACTGCGTCCCGGTCCCACGCCTCCTCACCGATGGACGGCTCATGCTGTCGGCCGACGTTCTCACGGAGGTCGCACCCGGCGGGCTGCTGCATGCAATGTGGGAAGCCGCCGACAAGGTCGCGATAGGGCAGGCCGTCGAAGTGCTGTCGTGGGCGGAAGCGGTGGCCCTGCTGCCGCAACCCCCCGAACCGTGACTGCATCTGGGCAGGCTATCTAGATCGCCCTGAGCCGTCAGATTGCATGGATGCGACTGACGGAGGCCCAGAAGGCGTTGGCTGAGAAGGCTGCGGCCATCGTGCCGAAGGCTGTGGCGGCGTTTCGTTGCCGGTATCCCACGCTGCGCAAGCAGTTGGCCAGCATCGACGCCACCAGCGTGGCGTACATGGCTGTCTGCCGGGCGTCGGTGACGTATGACCCGGAGAAAAGCCAGATCACGACGTACTTCTCGATGGCCATTCGCAACGCATTGCTGAAGGAACTGGACCGCAACCGCCGGGCCCGGTACGACGCACCCAATCGGGTGCCGATGGAGATAGCGGAGGCGTTGGTGGCAGGCAAGCAGCACGCCCTGTCCGCCCGCATACAGGCCAGCATCGCCCGCCTGCCGCCCGCCTATCGCCGCCTGCTGGACCTCCGGTTCTTTCGGGGGCTCAGCCTGCGGGAGATAGGCGAGCAGGCAGGGTGCGACC